TTCTCTACTCACGGTTTTTAGTGCAATCTCATTGAGAAGCCTTCGAGTCTCATTCACTGCTTCGTCTAGCCCAGCAAGATGTTCGTACATTTGACTAACCCCTGTGCTAGTAACTATACAGGGGTTAGTCAATCAATCAAGAAACCTTGAGAAGTTTATCTGTTTTGAGAAGCTCTCCCGCCTCTACCCAGCCACGCTGGGTGTAAACTCGATGATCAGGGGTCAGCTTGATCGTCTTACCGCTCTTGGTCGTCAGCTTGAGAATCTTCGCATTGTCCTTTGTCTTGAAGGCAGTCGCACTTCGATGGACGACCTGTTCACTTTCGGGATCATATGCCCTGACAGTGAATTGTGTGTTTCTGTCAGCAAGCTCCTTTACCGTCTTAATTCCAGCGTTTGTGTAGACTAAGGTGTCACCTGTCACGCAAGGGTTGGTGCTAATCGTCTTGTAGCCCACGTCGCTATAGCAGTCAACGATTCCCTGATCCACCACTGTGTCCCAGAATAGAGCACCAGGCTCAGCCGAAGCCCACGCAGCATCGACAAACTTGTCCCAGACCTGCTTAGCGTCAATCATCTTGACGATCTGAGCATCCTCAGGATTGCACTCAACGGGCCAGCGGAGACAGAATTCAGTATTGCCTTCCACAGCCTGCATGAACTCGTCTGTGAAACGGATCGAGATGTTAGCACCGGTGACCTTCTTCAGGTCACGCTTGATGTCGATGAAAGTCTCAATCTCTGGATGGCGACAGTCGATGGTGAGCATGAGTGCACCACGACGACCGCCCTGAGCAACCTCACGGCATGTGTTGGAGAATCTCTCCATGAAGACGCCGATGCCATCGGTAGTCCTCGCAGCATTGGATGTCAGTTGACCCTTTGGTCGAATGGTGGAGATATCGAACCCGACACCACCACGGCGCTTCATGATCTGGACCTGCTCCTGATCGGTGAACAGGATTCCAGCGTAGCTGTCGTGCGGTTGATCGACAACGAAACAGTTAGAGAGAGACTGTATCTGGTGAGGGTTTCCAACCCCGGAGAGGGGAGAGCCCTGGGGTACGACCTTCTTGAAGCCGTCGAGAAGACCGAAGATCTCATCCTCTGATAGAGGATTCGGGTACTTCGACTCGATGCGGGCAAATTCTCTCGCTAGGCGGCGGTGAGTGTCTGCGGGTGTTGCTTCGAGCCTATTGCCCTCTAGGTCACGTAGGGCGTACTTGCCAAATACGTCAGCAGCAAGCTCATCACCACCAAAGTATTCCCTGGCCAAATCGTCAAAAGATGCGTTTCCCATCAACTCTCCTGAGTATCGTCAGACACAATTGTTCTTACAAGGTAGCAAGGACGCTACTTGTCGTTTATCTCTTTCCACTTCTTCTTGAGAAGAGCTTTCATGTCTGAAGCATCGGACTCCATGACATCACCAAGACTCATTTCCTCAGCGTTCTCGAGAAGTGTGAATCTCGACATGGAAGTATCTATCTTCATTGGATAGAGGATTCCGTCCCGTCCTGCTCGATTTTTAGCGACGAAGACGCGTCCAGCACCAACAGACTTCTCAGCTGCCTTGCGACTCAAGGAAAGAACGACATCTGCGACCATCGCCTTGCCATAAGCCTCAGACATGTTCTCGAGTCCTACGACATCTGAGTTTGCAGAGTCCCTGTTTGCCTGGGATGCTGTCCAGATTGGAATCTTCATCTCCATCGCCATGTTTCTCAGCTCTTCGTAGATGAGCTTAAGTTCATGACGTAGAGAGTCAAACTTCCTGCTAGATCGCATGATGTCAGCGTAGTCTATCATGATGATGTCTGGTGTGAAGCCCTTGAGAAGTAGCTTCTCGATGTGACCACGCAGAGTCATGACGGACGCTGATCCTGTCGGATACTCCTTGATTATGAGTCTTCCGAGCTCTGTGCTCTTGTAGTATCCGAGAATCTCGTCTTTTCTGTCACAAACCTCGTTGGAGGGAATGCAGCAGAGATTGGAGTCGTACCTGATTCCGACTGCTGTCTCGGAAAGCTCGAACGTGTAGTGCAGGACGTTCTTTCCTCGTCTTAGGGCCTCAGCACCGAGATTGACAAGGAAGTGAGACTTACCGACACCGGTGTTGGCGATGATTACACCGATCTCACCGGATCCGAGACCGCCGTTAAGGACATCAGACTTATCAAGTTGATCCAGCCCTGTCGGGATGGTAACACGCTTGATCTTCAGAAATCTTGTCTCGAAATCTCCGAAGAAGTCGTGACCAATTGACTGCGGAGTGCCAACATTCAGGGCCTGCTTCATCAGGTCGACGACACCATCGACATTGTCTGTGGCGATGAGGTCAACAGCTTTCTCGAGAGCATCCTTCATCGCCTGCTTCTTGCAGAAATCTAGCGTCTTATCCTTGACGTACTGTAGATCTCCAGCGTCGGGATTTGTGCGAATACGCTGATGAAAGTCAACGATCTGGTCCCTGAGGATCGCATCCCTGCCCTCCTTCAGGTCGTCCCTGATGATGGAGATGAGTAGTTGAAGGGTGGGGAAATCCTTGTACTTCACGTAGTAGCTGAAGTACTTCTCGGTTAGGTACTCGAGATATTTGAGCTCGAAATACGAGGGTGTCATCACCTCGACCATCTGGCTCGCCCAGGTGCGATCAGTGATCATTGCCTGGAAGATGCGCTCCTGGAAAGCTTTTCCATACTGTTTGAAGAGCGCTTCATGCTCGATCATCAGAGAACTCCGACGTGATTAAGGGACGAGAAAAATCTGTCGATGTCGAAAGTCTGGATTCCCTCTCGTAGTAGAATCCTAATGCATTGCATTTTATTGCGGCTAGGGCTGTAATTTTCAACAATATCGTTAATTTTCTTGACTTGGGTGCCCGAGATGTTCGACACGTCGAGGTGAACGAGTTTCCAGTTCCTCCTGATTATTTCCTCGTTCTCAACCAGGGCATCAAACGCCTTTATCCTGTTCTTGCCAGAGACCATCTCCCTGGCATATCCAATAACATCATCAATCGAGGCGTCCTTCTTCTCCAGCAGCAGGGGAATGCGCTTAGACGCAGTCTTGAATCCGAAACCTGGAACACCGTCGATGTTATCTGAATCGTCGCCGCAGATCGATTTCATCAGGGCAAAATTCTGGGGCATCGAACCAAACTCGTTGATGACGACAGAGGCGTCGATGATCTTTCGAGATCCAAGCGTGTAGATTCTCGTGTGCTCCCTGCCCAGTAGCTGGTAGTAGTCCCTGTCGGATGACATGATCGTGATGTCGGAATCCTTCAGGGAATTGTTGACGAGATATCCGATCACATCGTCTGCCTCGCAGTCTGAGACATAGATCTGACAAATTGGTGCACACTTCATTATCTCGACAAGTAGCTTGACCTGGTAGTCCCTGTTCTGGGTCGTGCTAGGAATCTCGCTGGATTCGTAGAATCTGTTGAGTTTCTGCGCTTTCCTGTTCGCCTTGTAAGCAGGGTATATTGCGCGACGACGAGGAGAACCACCACCCTCCCAGACAACGTACACGAGATTGGGCCTGAATTTGTCTATCGTCGACTGCAGCGTCCCGAGGAAACCAACCACCCCACCAACGTAGTTTCCCGCTGTTGAGGTGGCTGGATGTGAGACGAAATTGCGAACGAACGCGTTCATTCCGTCGACGAGAAGGACTCGTCTACTCGGCATCAGGACTCATCACGATGTCATGGAGAGCCCTCATCTCTTCGTACGACTCAGGATCGATGTCGACATCGGTCTCCCCCACGGTGGTGCGAACCAGGGTCTTCTCCAGGAGACCATCGATCCAGGGCTTGTACAGCGGATCACGCCAGAGCTCGCCGAAGTCAGGCTTGTGGAATTTCTTCTCAATGATTGTCTCGTTCAATTCGTTGACAACCTTGATTGACTTCCATGCACCGGCACCCTCGACTGTCACCTGGTGATTGTTGATCATATCAGGGCCGTGATCACGCAGGATATCGAACACCTCCTCGTGCTCCTCGATGCCCTTGCCGAAGATGATTCTAAAATCGACCTTTCGGAAGGGAGGTGCGACCTTGTTCTTGATCGTCTTCGCCCAGACGTTGATGCCGATGATCTCTCCCTGCTTGTTCTCGATCTGTTGCCCTGCCCCTAGCTTGAGACGAACCGAGGCGTGGAAAGGTATTGCCATTCCCCCGGGTGTCGTCGTTGGATCTCCGTGCATTGTATTGTGGGAGAGAACACCATTGCTGTAGTAGCTCTCAGAGCCGTCAACTGTCATGTCCAGGATGTCTATCTCATTCTTACCTGCAAAGAACTTGGCAAGGACCCACTCTCCGTTTTCATGTAGGAGATAGACATCTTCATTCTCTTCAACCAGGTCTACTGCTTCTACCCATGAATCAGCGCCGCCGACACGAGACCAAAATCTGTGTTCTGGGCTTACAGAAAGTTGGGTGTCCAAGAAGCTCGCAACGACCGGAACACAAGAATCTTTCCTAACAATGTGTGTTACATTCTTCCAGATGTTGCCATC